ATAATAGTAGAACACTAGACACAATAAGTAAAAACAAACTATAACCAAACCTCTACCCCAATTAAGTAAAGATCCAATGAAAATACCAAATATGATAGACACAAGATTAACAGTTGTAAAATCTATATTAAAAAATGTCATTTCTTCCATCCTAACTCTCTAGTGTCTATTGGTGCATTGAGGTTGTTTATGCCCTCAAATACTTCCCATAGTTTCTCATTGATAACAAAATTCGTAAATAAACCAACTTCAACGCCATGTGCTTCTATTTCCCAAGGAAAAGAATAATAGTCCGTCGCATTATGGTCTATCTTTTCACCTTTCCATTTATTAAGACTCTCATTAGTCTCACCATAAACAAATTGTCTAACATGAACCATTTCATGTGCAAGAGTTTCTAAAATCGATCTCGCACCTATACCGGAATGTAATTCTATTAAAAATTCTCTGGCCTTTTCCGATTCATTATAACCGGTCACTAGTGTTGACCCATAATGATCCAGATCGGGTTTAAATTTTATTTGCAATTTAATATTATCCCGCATTTTTTTGCTAGGTATTAATTTTTCTGAGTAGTATTTAACGGATCTGATAATATAAGGCTTGAATTTTTTATCTGGGCATTTATATATCTTTATATCCATACAGGTCTCCTGTAATTGACCTGTATATTTATCTTACACCTGTTCTACCTCTATATTACATTTACGAAGAAAATCAATACCTCCATCGGAACGATATTGTTTTCTATAAAAAACATTCTTTACACCAGCAGTATAAATCTGTTTTGCACAGTCTAAACATGGAGAATGCGTCAGAAACATCGTTGAATACTTTCCGGATTCCGTACACTTAGCGAGTTTTGCAATAGCATTTGCTTCTGCATGAATTACTTCAGGTTTAGTGACCCACTCTCGATTCCCAGGAACATCCATCAAAGGAGTTCCGTTAATCCAAATTACATCCTCATATTCACACTCATTGGTCCAACCAGCAGGCATACCATTGTATCCGATAGAAATAATCCTATCTTCTTTGACAATAATTGCACCCACCTGTAGACGTTTCGCCGAAGAAAGTTTTGCAAACCTCTCAGCAACATCCATATAAGCATCAATAAATTTTTGTTTCATTTTAATCATATTATTTGGTAGGCCAGGTGGGATTCTAACCCACGATCAACGAATTATGAGTTCGCTGCTTTGGGACTCTAAGCTACTGGCCCTTGTTTGGTCCGGCGTAGAGGAATCGAACCTCTACACACGGTTTAGAAGACCGTGGTCCTATCCGTTGAACGAACGCCAGAAGATCATTTAATGTATTCTACACTATCCTTACGTAGAAAATGAATAATACTAGTATTCCTGTTTTCTTCTGGATTAGTCTTAACTACTGGAAGAAAAACAACACCGTCAATCTCTTTGGTTTCCCAATGAGAATAGGTATAATATACTTCAGAGTTATTGAATTTATTCTGTACTTTTCGCAGAACTTTATTAATTTTTTTCACAGGTTTCATGATATAGACAAATTATTCAGTTGAGTAACTGTAACACACTCCTGGACATTTGGCAAGTGGTGGAGCATTGCACTCCACCACTTTTTTACCGCTTAGTCTTTTTGCTTGATTTGGATCTTTTTAATAGCATCTTGCGTCTTAACAATGCTTTCCAACCAAACCTTTAGCATACCATTAACCAATTCAGCATCCTTAATCTCCACCTTGTCGGCTAGAGTGAAAGAACGTTCAAAGTTTCGGTTTGCAATGCCTTTGTAGACATATTCGGTTTCTGGGTCGTCTTTACTTGCACCCTTAATAACCAACTTATTGCCATCCAAAGTCATTTCAATATCGGTTTTAGCAAAGCCAGCAACTGCCATTTCAATGACGTACTTGTTGTCTTTTACTTGTTTGATATTGTATGGAGGATATCCGATTGCTTTCGAAGATTGCTCAGCCACTTTTCTAATAGTGTCTAGAGTATCATCAAAGCCAACCGAGTATGGCTGGAAACGGGTGAAAAATTCTTTACCCAAAAGGTCATGAACATAAGTCATATAATTCTCCTAATATATAGCGAGTTTAAAAAATTGCTACCCCGAAGGCGTAACGGTTAAATCCAGCTTACTTTATACTGGGTCAACTAACGAGTGACAGTGAAATTTCTCGGACGCCTTTTACCGTTAGCATCAAAACGGCCCTAAGGTGGGCAAATTGGTGCAGTTTTATACTGGGCTGCAACCAGTTTCCCATCCCGATGGGACTTTTTATTTATATCAGTTTTTAGATTTTTTACCAATATTATATTTTGGAACTAATTCCCAATCACGTTTTTCTTTATGTGAGATAATCTTGATTTGAGAAATTGGAATCGGTGGAGGATTTTCAATCTGTTCAAGATTTACGATAGTGACCAGTTCCCAATCATCTAAAAGCTTAGCAATTGCATTCCTACGAGAAAGATCGTTCTCAGTAATATCCGTAGGTTTTCCGTCTAACGCAAATAATTCTTTAAAATGTACAATATAATACTTACCCTGTTTATGTAATATATGACAGGATTGGTATAAGATATTATCTTTTTTGGAAGCTACACCTATGCGTGTTAGAGTTTCTCGGACTTTCAGAAAATCATCTTGTTCAATAAGTGTTACTTCAATTAAACTATTAATTGAAATCATTACTTTGCCACTCCGCCTTTGTTTGTTTTTGCTTTTATTACAGCGACTTGTTCATCATTTAAAATGCGTAATGCTTCTTTTGCTTTTTCATTGGAATAACCAAAATACTGCTTAACACATTCTATATCCTTATCAATTTCAGACTTTTGCCACGGCTGATATTTCCGTTTCATAGGTCTAATTGTATTTAGAAGATATTGGAACTGTTGGTCCTTATCAATATTAGGACGAAGATTCATCTCATTCGCATAAAGCACACAATCAATGTGATATGACAATGCTCGATTTACAATAAACGGCGCATACTCCTTATAATCTAGTTCCTCATCTTCCTTCTTTTTCTGTAAAATCAAATTAACATAATCAAAAGGACTCATTTTACTTGAACTCTGCGTCAACCATGATTTCTGTCAAACATGCAATAGTATTAATTTCTTGATCTGCAACAAATGCAGCCTGATATTGATACTTAGCAAGAATCAGTACCATTTGAGGTACTGAATTAGGCTTCAGCAATTCATACAATGAATCATAGAGTTTACGATACATCTTAACCGGATCATTATCCAGGTTGTTTGTAACCCATTTACGAGCAGAACCGAAGTCTTTCTCTTTGAGTGCTTTGATCAGAGAATCAATTTGAATATCAGAAACACTGGCCAAAATACCCTTGTCGATGACTCCAGAAACCGAATATCGCTGAAGTTCATTTAGAACTCTACGATTATCGGGAAAGTGCTTGGTGATAATGGATGCAACAACTTCCTTATCGTACTTCACATTTTCTTGCTCAAGAATCCACTCAACTCGCTTAAAGAACTGTGTTGCAAGTTTGGCACGGCTGCCATTGATTTTGAAGTCAACAACAGAACACCGTGAGTGAATAGGATCAATAATCCGGTTCTTATAATTACAAGTGAAGATGAAAGAACAATTTGACGCATACTCCTCAATGGCTCCACGCAGAGCTGGTTGCGTGGAGTTTGGATTGAGATAATCAGCTTCGTCAATAATAATGACTTTACGACCACCAGAAAGGCTTACTGATGAAGCATAATTTTTGATTTTGTTGCGAAGAACATCAATACCGGACTCATCAGAACCATTGATGACAATAAAGTCACATCCAACCTCATTACAGAGGGCCTTTGCAATTGTCGTTTTACCGACACCAGCAGAACCAGACAGCAACAGATTTGGAATCTCTTTACGGGCCACATAATCTAAAAAGGTAGACTTTATGGAGTCGGGCAAAATGCAATCTTCAACTTTACGTGGGCGATACTTCTCCACCCACAAAACATGCTCGTTCATTCAAAATCTCCATAATATAATAAAAAAAATCAATTAACTAATTTTACTGTCTTTAGCTTCAAATGCAATCCAATATTGAATGTCGTCCTTGACATTCTTGAAATGCCCAATACCTTTGAATGAAATAGTAACTTTATACGATCCAGGAATCATTTTCAAGTTATCAGTCTTAAAAACAATCTTATAGACCTTGCCGTCATTAACTTCGGCAATTGTAATGGAGTTTGTGTGTGCCGAATCATTTGCGGCATCAAAAGTCCCCAGAGTGATAGTAGTGCCATCAGACTGAATAGCAATGTGTGGAGAAGAAAGCACACTCGAAGTCTTTAGAATTTCTTCATAGACTTCTGCATCCATTTCAAACGTACAATCTTCCGAAGGAAGAGTGATCGTCTTATCTGGTGGTGTAACAATCATTTCCTTTGCGGCCATACGATACTTGATCTTGCTACGTCCACTACGGAAAATGATATTGGACTCATCAAACTCCAATTCCGTCTTATCCTTGTACAAGGAATATACCGACAGGAATTGATTCAAATCATACACACAAAAATCTTGAGGAAAAGAATCCTTCAAGGTGGCTTCTGCCAACACAGTCTTGCTAGACGAAACTGTAGTAAGTTTATTACCTTCACGGAAAAGAAGACTCTCATTGATACTGGAGAAATTCTTCAATACCGTCAATGTTTCATTTGACAATTTCATTATTAACCTCACACTTAATGCGTTCAATATAAACAGCAGCATCCAGAAGTTCTTCCTGGAGATGCTGCAACCATCCCAAAAGATCAATGTCAGTTCGTTCAGTTGTGACACCGTACTTAGTATAGCCTACTTCCATACGGTTTGTCAACTGTTTTGTGACATTGATTACATTTTTATCAATCATCACATTTCACCAACAAAATTAGCAATAGCTGGCATATCTCCCTTGAAGTGATATGTGCCAATGTGTTCTGTTCGCATCCATGGGCAAAGATGAATCTTGCCACCAATATTTCGCCACCATTGACAGAACATATAATCCTCCGACAAATAACGCTCGGAATCTTTATCAATCGTAGTATCGAAGTACGCATGAATGTAACGAGTGCCGTCGAAATTGGCTTGTCCTAGGTGGTCTGGACGATACTTCAGATTTGGATATGCTTCTGCAAACTTAGGAAATACTTCTCGCTTCACCATCATGAAACCAGTACCAATTTCTAGAACTTCAAGCGGTTCAGTAACTTGAAACTGTGCAGTACCTTTAACTGGATTAAATACAAAGTCACCGGCAACTTTTTCAAGGTCTCCTGCTTCAATATCAGGATTTTTCTTTACTGCCGTCTTAATAGACTTCCACTTGATAGCCTTCTTGGGATAAGGTCCGCCAATAACGTCTTTGTCTAATGCCAACATAGCAATAACATCTTGTGGATTAAAACACACATCCGAATCAATAAACAATAGATGTGAACAATCCGAACGGTCGAGGAATTCATCAACAAGATAATTTCTAGCTCGTGTAATCAGAGACTCATTAAACAAGAATGAGAACTTAACAGGAACACCATATTGCATACAAACGGATTGCAAGTCTAGACAAGCCTTCATGTACATTCCGTGATTTTGTCCACCATACATTGGAGTGGCGACAAATAAACTCTTTTTCCTCAACTCATCGGTTGAAATTTTAATTTCCATTTTAACTCCAGTTATTAATAAAAAAAGAGGATAACCACATTAAAGTGGTATCCTCTTCATATCAGGCAAATATTATGCAGTAAACGAGTAACCCGCACTCAAGGCTGCCCGCACCAAAGCCTTGCTTGGCGTACCGAGCCGATAATAATTGATTTTACGACCATCCTTCAATTTCTTGGTATTAGTATAGATGCAATAGCCCTCTTGTCGAAGTTCACCAATACGTGCTGAAACGTTCTTGACACCGAATCGGTGTCGTGCTTGAGCGACGGTAAAGGTGTTATAGCCGCTAGTCTTCTTGAGAGTTTTCAGCATACGTTCTTTAGCAGACAATTTAGTATTCATTATAAAGTTCCTTATTAAAAAATTAAACATTCTCGTTTTTAGCGAGAAATCACATCATACACTTATATAGTGTAGTTGTCAAGCATATATGCGGTATACTTGAATTTATCTGCCCACTTGTGGGAGATATTTCGCCTTAGTTTCTTCCCACGAAAGAAAAATCAAGTCATCATAGAACAGAGATTCTGTCGAAACATTTTTTTTCTTTTTTAACATTGAAATACGACCTTTGGCATATTTGGTTTTCCAAATATTTGATAAACACTCTTCACTTGTATCGAACGATTTAATTAGACTTGATTCACCAATTTCTTTCCGTAGAAATTCATTCGTATTATTATAGAGCGGAGAAAAATAGATACCTCTCTGATGTTCTGTACGAATCAGTTCCTTGGGAATGCCAAGTTTCGAATAAGCAAAATTCAATGATCGGTTTTTATGATCTCGCTTTAGTGGCAGACCTTGACCGTTCTTCGCTTCCCACCATTCGAAATATTTTCTAGTATGATTCTCTTTGATCCATTCATAGACCATTTTTGATGTTGATCGTTTAGGCTCAAATGCAACGGAACCAGATGAGAAACCCATCTTGTTCCAATGTTCAAGTCCATCATACTGTGAAAGCCCACCAGATTTGGTATTTCCATACAAAGAAGTTGTTGTCACACCGACCAAAACGTCCTTATATTTGGCTTTCCAATCACGTTGCACCGTATCGGAAAGACACATCAATGCAAGCAATTTTCCGCCCATGTAATTAAAACCCAAAGGCTGCAAAGGAACAATAGTTGAACCAATTGCAGTATGATTAATCATACCTTGTTGTGTTTTAACGTCCCTAGACCATCCAATTGCATTATCTCTTGGAGTCAAGTCAAGAAAATCCGAAGAGATGCAAATCACACCAAGATACTTCTTCGTAACATCATCTTTTACTGTGTAGAACAAGTTTCTACCAATATTAGAATTATTCTTCATAGTAGAAGAAAAAGTACGAATAGCATTCCAAGTTTCGGCTAAATCGCCGTTATACAACTCCATCACTGGTCGAAGTTTATCATAATCGTCAGGTTCGGTAGGCATCCAGAAATTGGACTTAACCCTATCGACAATTTCTTTCTGTTCAGGATTAATCATCTGAACTTCATCACCCCACAAAGTATTGACTATTTGTGTGGGGTAACGCTCTTTCACTTCACACCATTTTTGGTATAAAGTGTATTCTTTAACATCCATACCAGACGCATAAGTTAAATCTCGAATTAACGTGGTTTTAAGTTCTTCCGTATCAATATGATTGAATGTCGATGGTGGATTGGCTTCTTGCCATTCCGACCATTGTTTATCCACGAACTCAACTGGTGTTGCCATTATTTCAGTCTCAATTTATTGATCATTTTCTTACGACGCTCAAGACCAAACTTGAGGGCTAGAGGCTTAGCCCTGCTAGTATACACGACTCCGTTCATATGGTCAAGCTCATGTTGAAAACATCTTGCGGAAATTCCGGTATATTTTGTAGTCCTTTTGACACCATTAAAATCTTGGTACTCGACAACAATTTCTTCAGGTCTGGTAATCCTTAGAGCCAGTAGCGGATAAGATAGACAACCTTCAACAATATGGGCTTCCGATTCTGAAGCACTTACAATTTTAGGATTAAAGAAAGCCACATAATTATCACCAGAACCCATCACAAACACTCGATGATTGAATCCACACTGATTGGCTGACAGACCAATACCCTTATGCTCTTTACAAGTCTCCACCAGTGAAGAAGCAAATTCGATAGGATTTACAGGTGGATTAAAAAAATCAAATTCGCGCAAAGATTCTTTCAATAAAGGATGATCTTCACCATAAATTTGAAAAATTTTATGCTTCTGTATAACAGGTTCTTGTTTTTTCAAACTTCTAGAAACCTGATCAACAGTATCGAACGTAATCATTTCATTCATTTTGCTTCACCATCAATGAATAATTGGTTCGTCAAACAATTTATCAAGAACTTCTTGTTTGGTCCATTCTGATCTAGAGCAGCACAACAAAGCATTCACATCAAAAAGTTGCCTCAAAACAAAATTAAATTTAATTTTCATTTTTTGACCAATATCATCAAGTATTGAAACCAAAAATTTTACATAAAATTCATAATAATCTTTTCGACACAGGTATGCCTTATTTTGACCAATTGCAAAAATTCTCCATTCCGCATCAGTCGAAAGGAATTCCATACAACCAGAATTTACACCTGGATATTCTGAATCATTAAAGTCATCTAATACAATAACACCGTCGTGGGCCATTTTCTTGCTGAAAAGTCGCATATCTTTGCATACGGCAACATGTTCATGACAGCCATCGATGTGGAGAAGTCTTAATGGAGAATCGAATTCAACATCTTCAAATTTTAATTTTGTGGTATCTTGAATTCGCCATTCAATGTTTTCAAATGTGCCATATTTTTTAATATTATCCTCAGCAAAGATTCGCGCATCTTCTGAAAAAATTTCATATAGATATAATTTGTCTGTGTCTTTTTTATAGTTCGAAAGTGCTAATGCACTTTTTCCATACGCTACGCCAATTTCACAAACATCACCTACAATGTCTTGTTGTACAGTTTTCAACAATTCGTGAATAATGATGTTATCATAAAAATAGAACCAACCCACAACTGAACTATCCACAGTTTCTTGGAAATGAATCAAATTTTGATGTAAATTTTTAGTGCTATTTTTAGCGTTACTCCGATAATTTAATATATTGCTGTTTGTATTGTACACGAAAGTTTCGCTCATAGTAATTCCCTTATGTTGCTATTTGACTAAAATTATTTTTCTTAACAAATTTAATAACTGACCGAAACTTATCAAAAAGTTGGTCACCCTTATGTGAGATAACAAAAATGTTAGTCTCAGTACCCATATCATAAATCAACTTTAAAAACTCATCAGTACCAACAGTATCTAGACTAGAATCAAAAACTTCATCCAGTATTAACAAATTAGTATTGGTAGAATTTTTCATTTTCGCAATTTGGCGCCAAGTAAATAGCAAGGCCAAATCGATACGCATCTTTTCACCTTCTGAAAAATTTGCATAACTAAAATCATCTCTATGTCTGGACTTGATAGTCTCTTCGAAATTTTCATTGATATTGAAGTTGACAAAGAAATCCATTGACTTCAAATACTTATTAATCAATTTATTCATGATCGGCAGATATTGTTTAATGATCTTGGTTTTGATGCCAGTATCTTTAAGCAACATTGACGCATGTTCATAATAATGTTTTTCTACGGAGAGTTTTTCTTGCTCTTCCACGTAAATTTTCAATTCTTCTCTAAGAGACTTTAGTTTTGCATTTTCATCTTCTAAGTTATTCTTATGACTTGTAAGTTCTTGAATTTCTTTATTCAGCTTTGTAATATACTTATTAATCGCACTTATTGTAGAATTATGTTTAACAATCTCGTTGTTGTGCAATGTAATATTATTCACAATACTTTGTATACTAGTAAGTCTCTCATTAATTTTATCGATCTCATTATTAATATCACCAATGCCTTTTTCGATCTCAGACTTTTTTAACTTACGGTCTTCAATTTGAGTTTTCTTGAAATCATCTCCAATCGATTGTCTGCAGGTTGGACAATCATCATTTTCTGTAAAAAAGTTAATATCTTTATCAACTTTCTTTACATTGGATTCTAACTTTGCTTCAAGTTGAACAAATTTTTTTGATTTGTTTTCGAGAGAAGATTTATCTGAAATTGTTTTCTGTAAATGGTCGATATGTTTCTGAACCAGAACAATATCTTTTTCCAAATGCTCAACTTGAGATTCATTATTGATAATCTCTTCACGTTTTTTCTCAATTTCAGTATCATTTTGTTTTTTATGTTCTTCGATATTCTGCTTCTGCAAAGTAATCTTCTCGGAAGTTAACTCCATAGAATATTTGTTTTTGCTGCTAAGGTCTTTGATCGAAGCCATTTTTTCTTTAACTAGAACATTCATAGACGAAAATATCTGAATGTCTAGGAGGTCTTCAATAATAGCCCTTCGGTCTGCAGGAGACAACTGCATGAAAGGAACAAATGAGGCCGAGCCGAGTATTACAACTTGAGTAAAAGACTTGTAATTTAATTTGAGTATTACTTTCTCCAAATGCTCTTGGTAGTCCTTCGATTTTGCATCTTGATTAACAAGCACACCATTACAGTAAATCTCAAAAATATTGGGCTTTATACCTCGAATAATTTTATAGGCCTTACGTCCAATAGAAAATTCAACCTCAACAACACAATCATTTTGATTGATTGAGTTCAACAATTGGGGTTTATTGATTTTGCGGAAAGGTTTACCAAAAAGACCAAAACACAGAGCATCGAGTATAGTCGATTTGCCCGCACCATTACTACCAATAATGAGTGTGTTTTGAGATTTGGTCAAAGAGAGTTCGGTAAAAGAATTTCCCGTACTTAGAAAGTTCTTCCATCTAACTAATTCAAATTTTATCATGTAGACTCTTGATTTAATGCCTCAACATATATTTCTCGTAAGACACTTTTAAGTTTTGTATTGTCGATGCCGTTATTCGTAAATGTATCAACATATTTGTTAATAATCGTGATTGTGTCTTCCGCTTGATCGAGTATATCATCTTCCATTGCATCTGTCAAGTCTGTGAAATCTTCTACAATAGACACATCTATTGGATTGACCAGATATAAATTCGACATGAATTTGTCAAACAAATAAGGATTAGTTTTATTAACTACAACCACTTTAACATATGTATTATTATATAAAGTTAAATCTTTATTATTGATTTCAGTAATAGATTCCTGTTTGTCATCATAAGTAATCCTATGAAACATTATATTAGGATTTGGAATAAATTCCAAAGACCTATCGGACAGATCAAAAATATGAAAACCGCGACGATCATTATAGTCGTTCCAGGTAATCTCATATGGGTTTCCAACATAATGTATATTATCTGAACTTGACCTGTGGTGGAAATGACCACTAAAAACCATATCAAACTTTTTGAAAATTTCACGGTCCAATCCATCTTCGGAAACTAAACCTTGATGCATGGAAAATCCTGAAATATCAAAATGTCCCATGCATAACGTAGCAGAAGTATGTTTAATCTCATCCATAGATCGTCCATAATTATCAGCACAAATCCACGGCACCATACAAACATCATGAGACACTTCAGCAAAATTCAGATGAATTGTTTGTGGTGAATCTATAGCTGTAATATTATCATACTCCTGTAGTAATAAATCCACAGAATTTATTTCATTGGTATTCTTGAAATATGTATCGTGATTGCCTGCGAGCATGATAACTTCAATATCGCGTTCACGCAACTTGTCAAAAAACATAGACTTGGTGCGTTTCAATGTATAGAAGTTCACATACTTCCTGCGATCAAAAGTATCACCAAGTATCAGAAGTTTTCTAATGTTGTTTTTTTCCAACGTAGGAAAAAAAGTTTCTGAATAAAATTTATCATAGAAATCTAAAAAATGAATAGAATCATTCCTGCAACCGAAATGCTGGTCGGTAATAATTGCAACTTTCAAACGGAAAACTCCTTAAATTCACAATAGCCACACCATATCACAGTTCAATAAACTTTTCAATACCCTTTGGCTTCTTTACCTCTTTTTTCAGGTCTTTTTTCCGTTTCTGACCCTCTTCATAGTTACCAATGAACTCTGAAATATTATCATACATTTCAAATTGTTGTGTAACTGAAGAATCCATTTCTGACATTTCAGAATCATCAATTGTACCAAAATATTCAGCAGATTTATATTTTACATATAACTGTTTCTTTTCTTTTTGAATACGTCTAAGAAAAGCGTAGTATATAATTTGTGTGAAATAAGCAAAAGGGTTTTTTGATTTAGTTGGATCAAAATTATTAAAATACATTAAGCAGTTTTCGATACCATCAGAAATCATTTCATCTCTGTAAGTATAATTGATGAAATTGGGCTTATGTGAAAGTCCGTCTGCTATCTTCATAAAGCACTCACCAATGTAGTTAGGAATGGCTGGAGCAGGTTTGTTTTCGGTTTCTGCTGCGGAGCATCGTTCCTTGTAATCTATTAGTGCTTGTAGGAAGTCTGCGTTGTTAATATAGTGTTTAGATGCCATTTTTATTCCATTTCAAATTCATTTGTACCACACAAAGTTGTTGACAAAGGGCTTGACAAGAGTGTACAGTCCGCGGTGTCGGTTGTTGATGTTAATTGATTAATGTATTACATGAACTCCAGATTCTAGGTCTTCCACAGCAAGTAAGGTTTCTGTCACTTGATCATCAGTCATACTTTCCACAGAGTTTTCTACATCTTTCAGTCTTTTGAGTT